ATATTAGAGGTTTAAGTTCAGACTTAATCGCACTTGACTCGGCACAATCTGAAAGTACAACTTCAATTGGTTGGTACTTGGATAGATACCAAACACCATCATCTCCTTGGGTTGTTTCAGAACTTCGTGGTAATAAAGTTTTTGATTTGTTTAAATTCTATACCGTTGCCGATGGTAATTCTGCAAATACAAATGTTAAAGTTTCAATTTTTGATATTTCTTTTGCTAACGGAACTTTTAGCGTGTTGGTTAGAGATTATTTTGATTCGGACGCTAACCCTACAGTTTTAGAAAAATTCACAAACTGTTCTATGGATCCATCACAAAACAACTTTGTTGCTAAAAAGATTGGTACTTTAGATGGTGAATATCAATTAAACTCTAAATTTATTATGGTTGAAATGAATGAGGACGCACCAGTTGATGCACTTCCTTGTGGTTTTGATGGGTATACATTTAGAGAGTATGCTGGTGCTAAACCACCATACCCAATTTATAAAACAAAATATAATTTCCCAGGTGAAGTTATTTGGAATCCACCGTTTGGTTTATCAACAGGTGGTGACAACACAACTTTGAGTTCTGGTGATAATGTAAGACGTACTTATTTAGGGTTTTCAAATCAATTAGGCTATGACTCTGATTTCTTTGAGTATGTTGGAAAACAAAACCCATTAACGTCTTGTGATTTAGATGGTTCTAATTGGAATTATAAAACTAGAGGTTTCCATATGGATAAGAACGCTTCTGGTATTACAATCAATGGAAACTTTGTAAGTAGTGGTGACCCTAGATTCTTTGTTGGTGACGCAACATTCTCAACTGAACCTACAAATGATACTAGTCCTTACTATAGATTGTTCTCAAGAAAATATACTTTGTTTGTTCAAGGCGGTTTTGACGGATGGGACATTTATAGAGAATATAGAACAAATGGTGATAGATATGTTTTAGGTCGTCAAGGATTCTTAAATGGTGCTTGTGCAACTGACAGATACCCAACTGCAACTGGATGGGGTGCGTTTAAACAAATTTCTGTTGGTGATGGAACAAGAGATTATGGAAATACAGATTACTATGCTTATTTATTAGGTGTTAGAACATTTGCAAACCCAGAAGCTGTTAATATCAACGTATTTGCAACTCCAGGTATAGACTATGTAAATAATAGCGATTTAGTTGAGGCTACAATTGATATGATTGAGTACGAAAGAGCTGACTCTTTATATATCACAACTAGTCCTGATTATAACTTATTCTTACCAACAACAACTGGTACTGACGGATTAATTTACCCTCAAGAAGCTGTTGACAACTTGGAAGAAACAGGGATTGACTCAAACTATACCGCAACATATTACCCTTGGGTATTAACAAGAGATAGTGTAAACAATACACAAATCTACATTCCAGCAACGGCTGAAGTTACAAGAAACTTGGCACTTACTGACAACATCGCATTCCCTTGGTTTGCGGCGGCTGGTTACACTCGTGGTTTGGTTAATGCGATTAAAGCTCGTAAGAAGTTGACACAAGAAGATAGAGATACTTTATATCAAGGAAGAATTAACCCAATTGCAACATTTTCTGATGTAGGTACTGTAATTTGGGGTAATAAGACACTTCAAATTAGAGAGTCCGCTCTTGATAGAATCAACGTAAGAAGATTGTTACTACAAGCTCGTAAATTGATTTCTGCGGTGTCTGTAAGATTGTTGTTTGATCAAAATGATGAACAAGTACGTCAAGACTTTTTAAATGCTGTAAACCCAATTTTGGATTCAATTAGAAGAGATAGAGGTTTATATGACTTTAGAGTTACAGTGTCTTCTGATACGGCTGATTTAGATAGAAACCAAATGACAGGTAAAATTTATATCAAACCAACACGTTCACTAGAATTTATAGATATTACATTCTATATCACACCAACTGGTGCATCGTTTGAGGATATTTAATATTAATTTTTTTTAAATGTCAATAGAACCCCCTAAAAAAATTGGGGGTTTTTTTGTATATCTAGAATTTATTTTTAACTTTGTATTTATTAAATGAAATTATGTTACACAAAAAAATTGTAAAAGAAATTGTTGACGAGATGTTGATTGAACAAAAACTACGTATTCTCGTTGAAAAAAATCTTCGTGTTTATATGAAAGATTGGGATGATAACATCCTATTTATGCCAACCAAAATTAAAATGGATTATAATGACAAGGGCAATTGGATACCAGTAGATGTATCTACAGAAGATTTTGCAAGACTTAGAACTCACCCCAATTATAGATTAAGAGATAATAACCCAGAGGAAGCTTTCAGAGACTTCAAAGAATCCGAACCATTTTTTAGAGATATTAAATGGGCTATACAAAGAAAAAGATTTGCCCCAAGTGCTCAAAAATTTAAAGAGGTTTTGTATTATGCCGGACCATTTGCAATAAATACTGCCCGTGGACATAAACCAAGTGATTTAAAGAAAGGTGTTATGTTGTTTATTGATATGACATTCACCAAGAAACAAAAAAAGGAAATGATTAAAAACATTATTAATTCTTTTATAGACGAAAAAAGATTTAATAACTATTTTTTTTCAAAGCTAAATGAATTAGATTATAACCAAATTATAGAATTATATTTAGACGAAAAAGGAGAATATTATTCAGTGTCTTCAGATGAATTTGGTAAAAAGTTTGGTTTAGACGTAAAAGGAAGTGCCGCAAACCCAGAACACGCAAAAAAAGTTGCTATTTTAAATTTTGTTAAAACAATCTGGAGTGATATGGATTATTGGGTTAATAGTGGACACAAAACAATTTCATTTGGTTTTTCAGATGATGATACCAGAAATGTAAAAGCAGCGGTAGAATTCATTAAAAACGAATTATCTATTCAATACCCAGAAATTCATTTTGTTGTATATGATACATCAGATAATGAAACTAAAAAAATTGTTATAAGTAAAAAGAATTAAAAAATACTTATTAGTTATTATTAATATTAAAATAGAATTAAATATTATTAATTAAGTAACTTATATATAATATATAATTTTAAAAAAAATAAAAGTAAATAGAAAAATTTTCATTAGGTCTATATTTATAATTAAAATAAACAATAATTTAAAATTATAACTATGGCTGATTTATTAATGAAAATGCCTATCCCGTATGAACCAAAAAGACAGAATAGGTTTATCTTACGATTTCCATCTAGTCTAGGTATCAACGAATGGTTTGTTGAAAGCGCTTCTAGACCGTCAATTAAAATTGGTTCAACTGAAATACCCTTTTTAAATACATCAACTTATGTTGCGGGAAGATTTAACTGGGAAGAGATTTCTGTTAAATTTAGAGACCCGATTGGGCCTTCAGCTTCTCAAGCTCTTATGGAGTGGGTACGTTTGTGTGCTGAGTCTGTTACTGGTCGTATGGGTTATGCCGCAGGTTACAAAAAGAATGTAGATCTAGAGATGTTAGACCCAACTGGTGTTGTTGTAGAAAAATGGATTTTAGAAGGATGTTTTTTAACTTCTGTAAACTTTGGTTCATTAGCTTACAATCAAGACGCTCTAGCCGACATTACAGGTTCATTAAGAATGGATCGTTGTATCTTGGTGTACTAATCTGGAAACAAAATATTATTTTATATTCAAGTCCCCAAACTTTGGTATTGGGGATTTTTTTGTGTTATAAAAAATTATTACCGAATTTTATACAAACATTTACAAAAAACATAAGTAAAGTATTTTTATAATAAAAAGAAAATATGGATGCAAATGTAAATGAGATTGGTCAAATGAATTTTAATTTACCACACGACGTTGTTATGTTGCCGTCAAAGGGTAAATTCTATAAATCAAAAAAGAAAAGTGTCAAAGTTGGTTATTTAACAGCTAATGACGAAAACATACTAGCTAATCTAAATTTTTCAAAATCTGTTAAGGAGTCTATTGTGCTTCCTTTGCTTAGAAACAAACTATACGAACCAGATTTAAGACCTGAAGAATTACTTGATGGTGACTTGGAAGCCTTATTAATCTTTTTAAGAAACACGTCTTTTGGTC